ATTCTTAGCGGAACTTTAGCAACCTTTTCTATTTCAAGAGAAAAAAACAAATGAAGAAACTACTTCTACTTTTTTTTATTGCGGCTCCAGTATCTGCTCAGGTAACCCCTAATTTTACTCAAGGTTCAATGCAGTCAACGACAACCACCACCATTGACATTGACCGAACGATTGAGACTGAAGTATATGGTGGTGATTACTCATCATGGTCTGGAACGAACGTAACACCAAGCGGGGACATTGCGGACACCGCTACAACCTATTCAGTAACCAACGCTGGCGAGCAATTTCAGCTAGAGATTGTGACGCGAGGTGCGGGACTAATACAAGAAAGCCTAGTAACAGAAACAATCGAGCAAAATACTGTTACTACTTCCTTATCGGTCTTCTCTCAGTAACACCTGTCTACGCAAACGAAGACCCAACAGTTAAAAATACATCATCGCCTGTAGCCGCAGCAACGGGCAATGTGACCAATAGCGCGGTGCAATTTCAAAACAATGGAGCACCGTCTAGGCAATACTTTGCATCAAACAGTAGTTGTAATGGAACGACTATGCAGTTTTCGCCATTTTATATGGGGAATGATACTATTCCTCATGATCATACTGGCTATGTGCGTAGCAACAACTATGGCGTACAGCTAAACTTTTCTGTGCCGCTAGATGGTGGCATGATTGAAACTTGTAAAAGTATTGCGCGTAAACACGAACAAAAAATGCGTCTTGATTACGAGCTTGTTCGCGCTCTTAAATGCACAGAAATCATGACTAGTGGTTTTACTTTTAGGCCAGGTAGTCGTGTTGAAATGTTGTGCCATGACATTATTCCAATTGTATTAGTAAATGATTGAAGCAGTCGTTTCTGCTTGCATTGCAGTAATAGCCGCAGGCGCAGCAGTTACTAATCGGCTCCATAGCCGTATTAATGATATGGACAGACGTTTAGATACTTTTGAACTTCGAGTGGCTACAAGTTATGTACCAAAAGACGAGTTCCTAACGGCTGTCAAAAAAATGGAAGATCACATGATCCGAATTGAAAACAAGATCGATCAAATTGTTTTAAAGAATGGCTAATTCTAAAAAGAAAACCCACATGGGTACTGAAGAACAGTTTGAAGTTTTACATGGCCTTGTCACTTCTGAGTTTATTGCTCGTGTGAAAGCTGGTGAGGCTTCGACAGCTGACTTACGTGCAGCTGTTGAATGGCTGAAAATTAACAACATTACTGGTGTACCTGTCCAGGAAAGTCCTCTTGCTGACTTGATGGGTCTTATTCCAGAACTTACCTTTGACGACATCGAGAGTGAAATCAAATGAGCCTTTACAGAAACATCAACAAGCGTAAAAAAGCTGGCACTTCACGTTCTAAAAAAAACTCAACTATTAGTGCTAAATCATACGGCAACATGAAAAGAGGCTTTAAAAAAGGTAAAAAATAATGGCTCCTGGTCGCTCCTCTAATCCTGGTAGAAGCGCACGTTATTACGCCAAAAACCCAAAAGCTCGCGCAAAGAAAAACGCTGCACAGCGTAAGCGTAATAAGACTGACGCAAATAAGGCGTACAGATCCGAGCTTAACGCTGAAAGACGGCGCAGAAATGTTTACGGAAAGGGTGGTCCTGATATGTCGCATACGCAGTCAGGCCGCCTAGTTAAAGAATCACCAAAAAAAAACCGCGCCAGAAACGGTCATGGGCGGAACGGACGACTTAAAAAAACTTGATCTATGGACACGCCAAAGTCTCTCATGCATAATCTTCTCGCTTTTCGTAGTGGTGACGCTAAACGAATGTGGCGAGAACTTATTAAACAACGTGATGGTTACCGCTGCTTTTACTGCGGTTCCTCTGATAACTTAACTATCGATCACGTGGTTCCCCAATGTAAGGGAGGACCGACAAATGCTGAGAACTGCAAAACGGCGTGTCTTGCCTGCAATCAAGCAAAGGGAAGCCTTTCCCTTGACGAATTTATTACTAGCAATTTCCCACAGCACATAGCTGCTTAACAAATGCCTATTTCTAACGAGCGTAATTATTTGCTCAAGCCTCAACTTGCTCATAGTGGTGTTACCGCTTTGACTCAAGCTGCTGCTAATGCTGCGTCAGCTGCCTACACCGTTGCTGATCTTGTTCAACTGATCAACACCGCAATTACTACTAAATATAATAACGTCACTAACGCAACTGTTGGTGGTAAAACTACTGGAACCATTGGTCTTGCTACTAGCAAGCAAAACTAATGCCTGGCCAAATGCCATCGCACGTCGGTCTCTTTGAAAAACTAAGAAACCGCACAAGCGCAACAAATGACGCTCTTAGCATTCTTCGAAATGCTGGATATTCCAAACCTAAAAAGAAAAAACCTAAAACGAAAAAATAATGAAAACTTTTATTGCTTCTAGCGCTCTAGTTTTAATGAGTGCTGGCACTGCTTTGGCAGGCCCCTATGCTGTGATCGAGACAAATAGTGGATTTTATGGATCTGATTTTACCTCGTCGGTGACGGATTTTCATATTGGTTACGAAGACACTTTCAACGGTCTTAGCTATTACGCAGAGATTGGTCCATCTTCTTTTAACCCAGATGGTGGGGAAGCAGAAACCCTTCTCACAACTAAAGCCGGTGGATCGTTTGACTTCTCTGACAAACTTTCCGGATATACCGAACTTGCAATTACGTTCGATGATACTAATTCATACGGGACAAAGCTCGGAGTGAAGTATTCCTTCTGAGACATGGCTAGGAGGCTCTTTAGCGGGCCTCCGCCCCCTATTTAGGTATGGATACATCTAATGAATAAAACAGAGGCCTTAGAAGCCCGTTTAAAAAAAGATTTTAAAACTTTTCTTTCTGCTATTTGGCATGAGCTCAACCTTCCCTCCCCTACTCGTGCTCAGTATTGCATTGCTAATTACCTTCAACACGGTCCCAAACGATTGCAAATACAAGCTTTCCGAGGTATTGGTAAAAGCTATGTAACCGCTGCTTACGTCCTTTGGGAGTTATACAAAGACCCTAACGTCAAGGTCATGTGTGTCTCTGCATCTAAGGAGCGGGCAGACAACAACAGCATCTTTATCCAAAAGCTTATTCTTACCATTCCTTGGCTTTCACACATGAGACCCAAGGGAGATGAATACCGCTGGTCTCGTATTAATTTTGACATTGGTGGATGTACTCCTACTCAGAGTCCGAGTGTGAAATCAGTCGGGATAACGGGAAACATGACCGGAAGTCGTGCGGATATTCTCTTATACGACGATGTTGAGGTTAGTAATAACAGCTCAACAGACCAACTTCGGGAAAAACTTTTACAGCTTATTGCTGAATCTGAGTCGATCTTGATGCCTAAGCCTTCCTCAAGAATTATGTTTCTTGGGACTCCCCAAAACTCTTTTAGTTGTTACGGTACTCTTGCCCAACGGGGATACAAGCCTTACATCTGGCCGTCGCGTTATCCAAGCAAACCAGAGGTTTATGAGGGCCTTTTAGCCCCCGAACTATTGGAAGACCTAGACAACGGCGCTGAAAAGGGGGCTCCAACAGATACCCGCTTCTCAGACAAAGAGTTGCTGGAGCGTGAGGCCTCGATGGGTAGGTCTAATTACCAGCTCCAGTTTCAACTCAATACGGCCCTTTCAGATCTTGATAAGTTTCCCCTCAGATTTTCAGACTTTATCGTTACCCCTGTGGGTAATGAGTGTGCAGAAAAATATACCTGGAGTTCTGATCCGCGCTATGTCCTAGGTCAATTACCCGCAGTGGGCCTTCCCGGTGATCGTTGGTATTCCCCGATGTTTATCGAGACCGCTTGCTGCGACTTCTCAGAGACGTGTGTGGCATTAGACCCATCCGGTAGGGGCCTAGACGAAACATCTGCCGTTGTTTTGTCTCAAGCCAATGGATACTTGTTCCTTAGGGATATGCGTGCCTATAGGGATGGCTACAGCGACTCAACTCTCATTGATGTTCTTAAGCTATGTAAGCGATATAACGCTACAACCTTGATTTGCGAAAGCAACTTTGGCGATGGTGCCGTTACTGAGTTGCTTAAAAAACATGCTTGTCAACTTATGGCCAACCTCAACATTGAAGAGGTTCGGGCAACAGTGCGGAAAGAAGAGCGAATCATTGACACCCTTGAACCAGTTCTTAATCAACACCGTCTCATCATTGATCCGAAGGTGATCGAATGGGACTACAGATCAAACCCAGATGAAGCTCCTGACAAACGACTTGAGTACATGTTGATGTATCAG